CCATCGCGCTCATCACCGCCGGCGTCGACGTGCAGAAAGACCGGCTCGAGGCCACCATCGACGGCTGGGGCCCTGGCGAGGAGAACTGGACGCTGGACCACATCATCCTGCCAGGCGACACCGCGCGCGGCGACGTGTGGGACGAGCTGCACGACGCGCTCACCGACGCCGGCGTGCACTTCGCCGCCATCGACAGCGGCTACAACACCAGCATGGTCTACGCCTTCGTGGAAAAACGCCGCTGGACCGTGGCGGTGAAGGGCGTCACCGGCATGGGCCGGCCGCTGATCGAGGACGAGAAAAAGCGCCGCCAGCGCCTGCGCAACCGGCGCAAGAAGGCCGCCCATGTCGAGCCGGTCGGCGTCGACCAGGGCAAGGTGCTTGTCTATTCGCGGCTGAAGAACGTCACGCCTGGGCCTGGCTACGTGCACTTCCCGCGCGACCCCGCCTTCGACGACGAATACTTCGCCCAGCTGGCCGCGGAGAAGCTGGTGACCAAGATCAAGGGCACGCGCCCGTTCCAGGAATGGGTGCAGACCCGCCCGCGCAACGAGGCGCTCGACTGCAAGGTCTACAGCTTCGTCGCCATGCGCCTGGCCAACAAGGACCTTACCCGGCCGATGGCGCGGCAGCCCGGCGAAGCCGCACCGGCAGAAGCACCCAAGCGCCCGGCGCTGCCCAAGGGCGTGGGCGGCGGCATGCTGCGGAGGCGCTGATGCCCACCCTGCGCGAGATCATGGTGGTGATCTGCCGCCACGCCGAGGCGAAGCACGGCGTCAGCATCGGCGAGCAGTGCGCGCGCGAGCTGGAAGCGATGATCCGGCAAAGCTGGCCGGGCGAGCGCGTCTACATCGCGCCGCCGGACAGCCGCCGCGACCCCGACCGCGCCGACAAGATCCGCGAAGCCGCCAAGCGCCTGCCCACCGGCGTCACCGCGGAGCGTTTCGGGGTGAGCCGCAGCTACGTGCACCGCATCCTCAAAAAGTGACCAACCCGGCCGCATAAGTTCACAAGCCGCCGCTAGTCTGGCGGCATGGCATTCACCGCACCGACGACAGAACCCGCCGCCCTGCGCGCAGGCGACACCTGGGCATGGCGCCGCGAGGATCTCGGCGACTATCCCGCGTCCGCCTGGACGCTGACCTACTACTTCCGCAACGCCGTCTCGCACTTCAACATCACCGCCGCCGCCGACGGCGACGTGTTCGATGTCGAGGTCGCCGGCGCCACCACCGCAGGCTATGCGCCGGGCCGCTACACCTGGTTCGCCTTCGTGTCCGACGGCACCGACCGCCACCAGGTGGGCGATGGCGCCTTCGAAGTGCAGCAGGACGTGGCCAACGCCGTGCCGTTCGACGGCCGCACCTTCGCGCGCCGCCTGCTGGATTACGTCGAGGCCGCGCTGGAAAACCGCGCCAGCTCCGACCAGCTCGACGTCATCGAAGCCCAGCTCGACGCGCGCAAGATCCGCCGCGGCGAGGGCGGGCTGCTGGCGCTGCGCTCGCAGCTGCAGATCGAGGTCAAGCGCGAAGACGCCGCCCGCATGGGTGAAACCAAGTCGCGCATCCTGGTGAGGTTCGGCTGATGGGCTGGCTCGACATCTTCAAGCGCAAGCCTGCCGCGCCCGCCAGAACCGGGCAGCGCCTCTACGCCGGCGCCAAGTCCGGCCGCCTCATGTTCAACGCCGGCACCTCCTCGGCCGACGGCGAGCTTTACACCAGCCTGCTGGCGCTGCGCAACCGGTCGCGCGCGCTGTGCCGCGACAACGTCTACGCCGCCCGCGCCAAAAAGGTGGTGATGAACAACGTCATTGGCATGGGCGTGGGCCTGCAGGCGCAGGTTTCAAACAACCGCAAGCGCCTGCTCACCGACGTCAACGACGCCATCGAGTCGGCCTGGCGCGAATGGTGCCGCGCCGACACCTGCCACACCGGCGGCCAGCTGCATTTTTCCGACCTCGAGCGCGCCGGCATCTCCGAAGTGTTCGAGGCCGGCGAGGTCTTCATCCGCAAGCATCGCCGCCCGTTCGGCGCCGGCGCCATCCCGCTGGCGCTGGAACTGATCGAGGCCGAGCGCCTGGCCGACGACCACGAGATCAAGGCGCCGAGCGGGGCCGCCGTCACCCTCGGCATCGAGCACGACGCATTTAACCGCCCGGTCGCCTACTACTTCCATACCCTGCACCCGCGCGAACTGCGCCCGGTGATGGGCAACAAGCGCGACGAGATCATCCGCGTGCCTGCCGAAGACGTGATCCACCTCAAGCTCACCGACCGCTGGCCGCAGATGCGCGGCGTGCCGGCGCTGCACGCCGCGATCAACCGCCTCAACCAGCTGGGCGAATTCGAGGAGGCCGCCGTGGTGGCCGCCCGCATCGGCGCCAGCAAGGTGGGATTTTTCGAAAACCCAGAGGGCGACATCGGCATCGCCGACGGCACCGAGGCCGACGGCACCCCCAGCATGACGGTGGAAGCCGGCGAGTTCACCCAGCTGCCGCCAGGCTACAAGTTCAGCAGCTGGGACCCGGCCTATCCGAACGACGCCTTCGACCCGTTCACCCGCGCCGCACTGCGCGGCATCGCCGCCGGCGTCGGCGTCAGCTACGAGTCGCTTTCGCGCGACTACAGCCAGAGCAACTACAGCAGCAGCCGCCTGGCCCTGCTCGACGACCGCGACACCTGGCGCGTGCTGCAGGCGTGGTGGATTCGCGTCTTCCGCGAGCCGCTGCATCGCGAGTGGATGCAGGCCGCGGTCATCTCGCGCGCCATCGGCGCCATCGACCTGCAGGACTATTTCGCCAGCCTGGTGAAGTTCAACGCCGTCAAGTTCAAGCCGCGCGGCTGGGGCTGGGTCGACCCCACCAAGGAGGTCGCCGCCTACAAGGAGGCCGAGCTGGCCGGCTACATCACCAAGACCGACATCATCGCCGCCACCGCCGGCGGCCTCGACATCGAGGACGTGATCGCCACCCGTCGCCGCGAGCTGGACATGCTGGACGAGGCCGACATCACCACCGACACCACCCACACCCCGACACCCGCGCCGCCGGAAGCGCCTGCCACCCCGGACGATGACCAAGACGAGGACACCCAGCCCGCGCGGGTGTTCGCTTTCAAGAGGGAACACGAATGACCGACGAGATCAAGATCCCGCGCCTGGCGCGCGACCTGTTCGGCACCGAGATCGAAGCCCGCAAAGCCGAGGGCGGCCCGTTCGAGGTCACCTTCTCCGCGTCGAGCGAAGCGCCGGTCGAGCGCTACTTCGGCACCGAGATCCTGCGCCACGACGCCAAAAGCCTGCGCATGCAGCGCCTCGAAGGCGGCGCCGCGCCGCTGCTGTTCAACCACAACTGGGACGATCCGATCGGCATGCTGACCGGCGGCCGGCTCAAGGACGGCCGGCTGGTGGTCGACGCGCGCTTCTTCGAAACCGAGCGGGCGCGCGAAGTGCGCGCAATGCTCGACGGCGGCCTGCGCAACGTGTCCATCGGCTACGAGGTGCACGAATTCACCGAAACCAAGCGCGGCGTCGAGGCCAGCGACTGGACCCTGCTCGAGGCCAGCATCGTCACCATCCCCGCCGACCCCAGCGTCGGCATCGGCCGCACCGCCGAAAACGAAGCAGCAAAGCCCGTGCGGATCGTCCGCATGGAAACTGAACCGGCGAAACCCGCCACAACCAAGGAGGCCAACATGGCTGACACCACCAACGCCCCGGCGGGCGCTACCGCCGACATCTCCGTTATCGAAAACGGCACCACCGAGCAGCGCATGAACCCGCTGGAGATCGAAAGCAAGCGCAAGGTCGCCATCCAGAACCTGTGCCGCGCCAACAAGCTCGATTCCCGCTTCGAGCGCGAGTGGATCGCCGGCGGCGCCAGCCTGGAGCAGGTCGCCGAAGACATGATCAAGATCATGCAGGAGCGCGGCAAGGACCAGATGCCCGCCGGCATCGGCATGAGCAAGCGCGAAACCAGCCAGTATTCCGTCACCCGCGCGCTGCGCGCCGCCATGTCCAAAGACTGGTCGAAAGCCGGCCTCGAGCTGGAAGCGCACAAGGCCGTCATGGCCGCCCACGGCGTCAACGCCCGCAGCGGCTCCAGCTTCTTCGTGCCGATGGAAGTGCAGGCGCGTTCGCTCAATGGCCGCCGCGACATGACCGTCGCCGGCGTGTCCGGCTCGCAGTACCTGGTCAGCACCGACAACCAGCCCGGCAACTTCATCGACCTGCTGCGCAACGACTCGGTAGTGCTGGCCCTGGGCGCGACCCGCCTCACCGGCCTGGTGGGCAACATCACCATCCCGAAGATGACCGCCGGCGGCACCGCCTACTGGCTGGCCGACGAGAACACGCAGATCACCGAAAGCCAGGCCACCATCGGCCAGCTCTCGCTGTCGCCGAAGAACGTCGCCGCGCTGACCGAAATCAGCCACCAGCTGATGACGCAATCCAGCCCGGACGTCGAGACGATGGTGATGAACGACCTGGCGCAGGTGCTGGCGCTGGCGGTCGACGTCGCCTGCCTGCGCGGCGCCGGCGGTTCCGGCGAGCCGCAGGGCATCGTCGGCACCTCGGGCGTCGGCAGCTTCGACACCGACTCGACCAACACCTTCAGCGACGTGCTCGACGCGCAGGTGGACGTGATGGCGGCCAACGCCCTGCGCCCCGGCTGCGCCTACGTCGCCGACCCGGCATCAGCCGCGCTGCTGATGGGCCGCTCGCGCTTCGCCAGCACCGACACCCCGATCTGGAATGGCTCGCTGCTGGAGGGCACGATGGCCGGCTTCCCCTGCCGCGCCACCAACCAGATGAGCGCCAACACCATGCTCTTCGGCCTGTGGCCGTCCGTCGTGGTGGCCGAGTGGGGCCAGCTCGAGCTGATGGTCAACCCGTACTCGGACTTCACCCGCGGCCTGTCGGCGATCCGCGCCTGGTACGCCATCGATACCGGCATGCGCTACCCCGCCGCGTTCAGCTACGACGCGAGCGTCGCCTGATAGCGGGCGCAGAGCATGAAACTCAAGGCTCTGCGCGCCCACTACCTGGACGGCACCGTCCAGGCGGTGGGCAGCGTCTACGAGGCGCCGGACAAGCTCGCGCGCGCGCTCATCCATGCCGGCAAGGCCGTCGCCGCTCCGGAAGATCCGCCCGCCAAGGCGAAGCCCGCCAAGGCCAAAACCATGACCGTCGCCGCGTCGCCTGAACTGGTGGCCGGCGCAGTCGAACCCGAAAAGGAATCGCAACCATGATCCCGTCATCCATCTCCCAGGGCGTCACCACCCTGCAGCTGCTGGCATCCGTCGACGCAGCCGCAACGGCCAACGCCTCCACCGTCACCGGCATCGACGTCACCGACTACGAAGGCTTCTTGATCGTCACGCAGAACGTCGGCCTGCTCGACGGCGGCAGCATCACCGGCACCGTCATCACCTCGGCGTCGAGCGACCTGTCCTCGCCCACCACGGTCGGCACCTTCACCGCGGTGACCACCTCCACCGACCCGGCCGCGCAGTCGATCTCGGTCGAGCTGAACAAGTGCAAGAAATACATCGGCTATGTCGGCACCATCGTCACAGGTGGCGCGCTGGTCGGCTGCACCGCTGTCGGCAAGAAGAAAACCGTCTGACGGTAGTGCTTTTCCGGCGCCCTCTCACCAGGGCGCCGCTGAAGACCCACCGCAAGGAGCGCACCATGAAACTGCTGGCACATCGTTTGAAAGAGCCGTCGAGCTGGGCCGCCATCTTCGCCGCGCTGGCCGCGCTCGGCATCAGCCTTGACGCCGGACTCACCCAGCAGATCACCGCCGCCGGTGCGGGTGTGGCCGGCCTGCTGGCGTTTTTCCTGCCGGAACAGTC